GTGGAGGCTCCTCGCCGACCGCGTACCGCGCCACGGCCGACCGTCCTGGGGACGGGGCCAGACGACCCGCCTGGTGCGGGTCTTTTCATGTGCATAAAGGAGAGTTTTCCATGTCCATCCTGACTCAAGGTACCCAGATCTACGCCCTGGTTCCGCCGGTATCCGGTACCGGTGCCGCTACCGTCCTGGAGATCGAAGGCGTGACTTCGTTCAACCCGGGCGGCAATCCGGCCGACCAGATCGAAGACCCGTGCCTGAGCGACACTTCGCGCAAGTACAAGAAAGGCCTGCGCACTCCTGGCCAGGCGACCCTCGGCATCAACGCCGATCCACGCCTGGCCAGTCACGTTCGGTTGTTCCAGCTGTCCGAGAAAGATGGCGAGACGAGCGTCAAGTGGGCCATCGGCTGGTCCGACGGAATCGACGTAAAGCCGACCGTCAGCACCGAAGGCGACGATTTCGTGCTGCCGCCGGCGCGCACCTGGTTCACCTTCGAAGGCTACGTCAGCGACTTCCCCTTCGATTTCGCCAGCAACACGCTGGTCGCTACCCAGGCCACCATCCAGCGTTCCGGCGCCGGCAAGTGGACGCCGAAGTCGGCTTGAGGAGCGCGTAGATGAATCTCAACGAACTTCGTGCGGCGGGCGGTTTCATCGAGTCGGCGCTGGTGCGCAAGGAGATTACCTGGACCCGCGTTCCCGCCGGCAGGAAGAAGGCGGTCAGCGACACCTTCCAGGTGTTCGTCCGACGCAACAGCTTTGGCGCGGTGGAGCGCCTGTTCTCCGCCGAAGGCGACCAGCAGAGCCGCAACGCGCGCTACCTCGCCGAATGCATTCGCCTGGGCGAGACGGGAGAGGAAAGCCTGACCTACGAACAGGCCTACGACCTCGACCCGGCGCTGGGCTTCCTGCTGCTGCAGGCGGTCGGCGAGGTCAACCGGGTCGAGGACGCGGAAAAAAACTGACCCCCGCCGACGAGGTTTGGCACGAACTGGTGCTGAACGGCGTCGGCGGGTCGACCATTGCCGAGGCCAAGGAGCGGCTCAGCTACGCCGAGTACCGCGCCTGGGTCGCCTATCTGAACAAGCGCGGCTCGCTCCATCCGGGACACCGGCTGGAGCTTGCGCTGGCTCGGATCGCTGCGTTGCTCGGGCATGCGCTGGGAGCGGACGCCGATCCCGACGCGTTCCGTCCGCATATGGCTCTCCAGCCCCTTTCGCTGCATCAGGCGATGGATCAATGGGCATGACAGGCCACCCCGCTGCGGCGGGGTCTTTTTCTGGAAGACATGAATCATGGCCACGAATACCGACGGCAGCCTGACGCTCGACCTGGTCCTTCGCAGCGAAGGGTACAGGGCCGGGATGGACAAGGTTGGCAGGATCAACGATCAGAAAATGCGTGCCATGGAGGCGCGCGCGGAAAAGGCTGGCAAGGCTATCGGCAAAAGCCTGGACAGTTCGGCGCTGATTGCCAGCAGCGTGCTGGACCAGGCGCTGGACATGCTGGGCAGGACCAGTCGCCAGGCGGGTCAGGCCAAGAAGCCTGTGCAGAGCGCCCAGGTCAAGGTACTGGCCGAGTGGAAGACCCGGCAGAAGGAGCTGGGCGAAGCCTGGAAGAGCTATCGCGAACCACTCCAGGATCTGTCCAAGCTCAACGAAGCACTACTGAAGAACTCTTCCGGCAAGCTCGACAAGGCGCTGCTCAATCTCAGCGAGACCGGCAAGCTGTCGCTTGCCAACGTGGGCAAGGCCGCCTACGCCGATGCCGCGCGCCTCGCCTCGCGGCAGATGACCCTGATGCTGCTGGACGGGCTGTTTGGCTGGGTCGCCAGCGTCGGTACCGAGAAGCCCAAGGTCGACGACAAGGCGGGCAAGGGACAGGCGAAGGCTGGCGACGACGAGAAGGAACAGCCGTCGCTCCAGTCGCAGGTCTTCAAGCAGTGGCTGTTGCAGATGAACAGTGTCTGGGGCGCCTACCGCGCGCCGCTGCAGGATATCTCCGGGATGACCGACGAGCTGTTCAGGAATGCGTCGGAGAAGCTCGAGAAGTCGCTGTTCAATTTCGCCACTAGCGGAAAGCTGTCCTTGAGCAACTTCGCCAAGACGGTGATCGACGATGTCGCTCGGATCGCCGCGCGGCAGCTTTCAATGCTCGCGCTGGACGGATTGTTCGGCTGGATGAATGGCAAGGCCGGCATCACCGAGGCGCAACTGGCCAGCCAGAAGCCCTATACCTCGCTACTGGAAAAGGCCCGCGCAGCTGCGGGACAAGCGGCAGCGGGCGCTCCCGCGGCCCAGGGTGCCGCGCCAATGCCGGCAGCGGCGATGGATGTCGGCGCGATGGTGGCCACTGCTTCCGGGCAGACCGGGGACGGTTCCAAGGTATCGGCTGGAGGGGCTTCGGCGAGCGCTGGCAAGCCGGTGGGCAGTTGGGTCGAACAGATGGACGCCTCCTGGGCGAGCTTGCGCGACCAGGCGCAGGACGTCTCGGGAATGATGGACATGCTGTTTACCAACGCCTTCACCAATATGGAGAACGCCCTGTTCACCTTTGCCACCACGGGCAAGCTGTCGTTCAAGGATTTCGCCGACTCGGTGATCCAGGATATGGCGCGGATCGCCGCGCGGCAGGCGACGCTGCAGATCATCGGCGGCATCGTCGGTGCGGTCAGCGGGTTCTTCGGTAGCGGCGCAACGGCGGGCTCGCGGATTTCCGACTACACCGGCTCGGACATGGCCAATTGGGTCAGCAAGCAACGCGCCGGAGGCATGCCTGGGTTCGCCAGGGGCGGTGCCTTCAACGATGGCATCCAGAGCGCGCCGGCGCTGTTCAGCATGGCCGGCGGTCGTCCGGCGCTGATCGGCGAGCGTGGGCCGGAAGCCATCATGCCGCTGAGTCGCGGTTCCGATGGCGTGCTCGGCGTGCGCGCGCTCGGCGGCGGCGAGGGTGGCAACGTCTTCAATTTCTCCACCAGCGTCAGCCTGGGCGGCGGCCGCGAGGGCGCGGCGACGGCCAGCGGCGACGACGGTACGGGACAGCAGCTGGCGGGAATGATCAACGATGCCGCGCGCAACGTGGTGGCGCAGGAGCTGCGCCCCGGCGGCCTGGTATGGAGGATGGTGAATGGCTGATCTGGAACGCTTTACCTGGGACATCTCGATCGATTCCGCCGGCCAGGCGAACCAACTGGTGCGCCAGGTGCAGTACGGCGGCGGCTACAGCCAGGCGCTCGGCGACGGGCTGAACAACCTCAGCGAGACCTGGCAGGTTTCGCGTACCGGCGATCTCGCGCTGATCGGCCCGATCCGCGATTTCCTCAAGCGCCACGGCGGCTACCGCTCGTTCCTCTGGACCTTGCCCACTGGCGAACCGGTACGGGTGCGCGCCCAGGGCTGGCAATTGCGACCGCGCGGCAACGGCGTGTTCACCCTGAACACCACCTTCCAGCAAGTCTTCAATCCGTGAGGTAAGCATGACCATCACAGCCGATGACCAGGCCCTCGAGCCTGGGGCGCTGGTGCGCCTGTTCGACCTGGATTGCACCGGGTTCGGCGGCGAGATGCTGCGCTTCCACGGCCACCTGCAGCAGGGGCCGATCCACTGGCAGTGCAACGTCTACCAAGCTTGGCCGCTGGAGGCGCGCGGCTTCGAGCAGCGCGGCGACGGCCGGGCCAGTTCGCCGACCCTTAGCGTGGGCAACATTGACGGCAGCATCAGCGCGCTCTGCCTGTTCTTCGATGGCCTGGTAGGCGCGCGCCTGACCGTGCGCGAGACCTATGCGCACTACCTGGATGCGGCCAACTTCGCCGAAGGCAACCCGCAGGCCGACCCCTCCCAGGAGCGCCTGAACATCTGGTTCCTCGAGCAGAAGACCGCCGAGAACAGCGTCCAGGTGACCTGGGAGCTGTCCGCTCCGCCGGATTTCCAGGGCCAGCAGATCCCGGCGCGCCAGATCACCTCGCTGTGCCACTGGTGCATCACCAACGAGTACCGCGGGCAGGACTGCAACTACACCGGCACGGCGATGTTCGATGCCGACGGCAATCCGGTGGACGATCCGGCGCTGGACCGCTGCGGCGGCCGGGTCAGCGATTGCAAGCTGCGCTTCGGCGCGGACAACCCGCTGTCCCACGGCGGCTTCGCCGGCGCCGGCCTGGTCAGGATGTGAGCATGGAACTGAGCCGCAGCCTGCAGCGGGCCATCGCCGCACACGCCGCCCGCGAGCATCCGCGCGAATGCTGCGGGCTGATCGTTCGCGGTGCGCGTCAACGCCGCTACGTGGCCTGTCGCAACGCAGCCGGATCGCCCAGCGAGCACTTCGTGATCGATCACCAGGACTGGTGCGCCGCCGAGGACCAGGGCGAGGT